CGATAACGATCCGCGGCACGATCGTCCGCGTGGTCACCGACCCGGGCGCGACCGCGCCCACGACGCTATGGGACATCACGTGTCCGGACGCGAACGGCGTCGACCTGTTCGCGGCCCAGGGCGCGGACCGCTCGGCGACGGTCACCGAGCACTTCGTGCCTGGAGTGCCGTTCAAGGACGGCACCACGGCGGGTCTCGCACCGGTGGTCTACATGGGCACGGCGACGCTGACCATCACGAACGCCGGCAACGCCAAGAACGGCACGGTCATCGTCTACGTGCAGAAATCGACGAACTAAATCTGCGGCCGTCGAAGAGCTAGCTGAGCGTTGTTACGAGGCCCTCGGCTAGGCGTAGAAGGCGCATGACACAATAAAAGAGAAGTGCTATATTTTCTCCAACGACGCGACCAAGCTCCACAGCAACCCCAAAGCCACGACCGCGCTCTTCCTCGACTTCGACGGTCACATCGGCCCGGCGTATGGCGTCGGCCCGGTCGTGACGACGCCAGCGTTTGAAGTGCCCGCCGCTATCCCTGAGATCCATGCCGGAGTAGCCGCTTACTTCGCGCCGTTCAACCTGGACGTGACGACCGAGGAGCCGGCCGGCGGGCGCGTCGCGATCGTTCGTGTCGGCGGCAAGTGGTCCGATTGGTTTCCACAACGGAACGGCGGCACAAGCCTGCCAGGTGGCCTCGACGCCGGTCGAAACGTCGCCTACGTCTTCGCGGTTGACAGCCTGGGAAACAACACGCGGCACGTCCTGCGCTCGATCGTTCACGAGGCGGGGCATGTTTTTGGCTTGCTGCATCAAGAGCAATTCGGTGACGCGGCCTTCGCCCCGATCATGGGCGGTGGAAACCTGGAGGCGGCGAGAGTCGGCTGGGTGGTCGGAAATAACGAGTTGGGCGCGCCGCAGGACGACGTGGCGATCCTGACGGACACGCTGGGAGGACTCGCTCAGGCTGTGCCGCCCTCTCCACCTGTCCCACCGCCAGCAGCACCGGCCGTCTTTGGCGTCACGCTCGCGATCGTCGGTGATCCAACGAACGGACGGCCGTACAACATCGTCGCCACGGTCCCGCCCGGCACAGAATCGCTCGGCTGGAAGTTCAACGGCAACTACGCGGGAGTCACCAGGGGCGGCATCTGGGACTACGGCCACGGTTACGACGGCCGCCAGAAGCCGCTGATAACGTTCGGACTTGGGAAGCACACGATGGAATGTGGGGCGTCTGACAAGGATGGTAAGCCGCTCGCCACTGGTTCGATCACGTGGGTTGAGAGTGCGCCGCCGCCGGTTGTTGTACCGCCTACGTCGCAGGACAGCGCGGAAGTCGTGCTGGGCGGGGTTATCTACACGATCACGCGGAAGGGGAAGTGATGGCTGCATTCACGTCCAAAGCGAACGGAAATTGGTCGGCTGGCGGCCAAACGACCTGGAACGAATCTGGCGTTCCCGGCGACGGCGACACCGTAACCATCACGCATAACGTCACGGTAGATGTTGATACGACGATTGGAAGCGACAGCGGTGACGCGATCTTAGGCGGAGCAACCACCCCGACCCTCAAAGCGATCACGATTGCAGCTGGCAAGATATTGACGGTTAAGGGTGACATTCATTTCCCGACGAACTCGTATTTCGAGGTTGTCGTTAGTGCTGGTGCAACGCTGAGGATGTACCCGGCGAGCGGCGTGACGCTGGAACTAGACTTCGCCTATTTCGACAATCTCGTTTGCAACGGATCAATTGGGTCCAGGGCCACCGTCACCACGGACAAGGGCCGGGGCGGCAATAACTCCCTGATGACGAACGTGGTGGGCGACGGACTACACACAGCGACCTATACCGACTTCTCTCACTTCGGCACAACGACCGCATTCGGTCTGCGGTATATCGGGTTGACGTTCGCGCTGACGATTACCAACTGCACTTTCGACGGCTGTAACTTCGCGTTCGCGACTCACAGCAACGCTTACGATCAAAACATCACGATCCAAAATAACACGTTCGTCAACTCCCCGGCGGTCACGAACACCGGATTCTCGGCCTCGACGTGCGCGCAGTTTGCCTTTCATTCGGGGATTACCATGCCGGGTTCATCCACCTGGCTAATCGACACCAACGGCTTTGACGCAGACGTTGAAATTCTGCTGTTCTATTCCAAGTTGGCCTTCACGAATAACGTCTTGCGATACCCGTTCATGGGTGCCAGCTCGGCGTGGTCGTCGGATACGAAGTACAGCGGGAACATCATCTATTTCAACACTGACGAAGGCCCGACGTTCTACGGGCCGACGAAAGACTGCTTCATTTTCGCCACCGATACTAGCAACCAGCACTTCATGTCGGTCGTCAGCGGCGGCAATGTCACCGGCTGGGTGTATGACTGCGACGGTCCCTCCGCTGATGGCGATTGCATTTTCATTGCTGCTGGTAGCACCGTGAGCGTCACGGGATGCTTGGTGACAGGCGACGGAACCTCGGCCTCCGGCAAGCTGGTAAATGCTCTTGGCGGTGCGGGTGCGGGTGCGATCACCTGCAACCATAACACGATCTCTGGCACGCCAGAGGGCGGCATCATCCACACCGATGAGGCAGCGAGTAGCCACGCCGGACATATCGCAAGTTGCCAATCCAACTTGCTTTGGGCTCCCGGCGCTCACGCTTCCAACAACATCATCTACGCGGGCGGGTCTGGGACGCCTGCCGTCGATGCAGTGACGCTTGCCGACTACAACGCCATCGGCAACCCGAACATTGGCGACTGCTACTACAACACCAGCACGCTGCAAACAACCGTCGTCGGCTACGAAGGAATCAAGATCAGCCTGAACGACGATTACCCCAACGCTCAGGTTGGCGCGAACGACCTCACGATCACTGGCAATCCATTCGTCGATTCAACCCGCAACTGGATTGCCTGGGGAGTGGCAATCGGCGGCACTGCGGCTACGCATGAGGCTGCGTTCGCGTACATGGCGGCGAATCCGTCAGTTGCAACCGATGCGACCAACGGTGTAGTTCAGTGGGTGAAAAACGGGTTCAAGGTCACGGGCTCGCAGGGGTTGCTGATCAAGGACAACGGGCACGACTCGGTGACGCGCGGGGCGATGGCGTATGATGTGGCGGCAGCGGTCCCGCCCGGTGGCGTATCTCTGGCTGGCGGAATGCACGTTCTATCGGGAGGAATTGCCTAATGGAAGTCTTAGCCGGTTCAACCGACATCACGACCTATTTCAACTTGCGCTTAGCGGTAGACGGCACTTCCGCGACGGGGCTAACGATCAGTGAGTTGGATTTGCAATACGTGCGGTCTGGCGTTGTGCCTGTCGCGAAGGTTGACGCCGTGGCGCTTGCCGCGACAGACACCGCGCATACCGACAATCGGGCCATCGAAATTGACGCGATCGATCAGCCAGGACTGTATCGCGTTGACTGGCCAGATGCGGCTTTCGCTGCTGGCGTGCGTGAGGTGATCGTGACTGTTAAGCACACGACCTGCTTCATCGAACACTTGCGGGTGAATCTGACGCCGGTGCCGGCGAATGTCGAAACAATCAAATCAAATCCAGTAGTCAACGGCGGCACGATCACTTTCCCCAGCGGAGCAACTCTTGCCAGCACGACGAACATCACGGCGGGAACGATCGCTACGGTGACGAATCTCACGAACCTACCGACGATTCCCGCCAACTGGCTAACAGCGGCAGGGACAGCGGCCGATTTCACGACGGAGATTCAGGCAGGACTGGCAACCGCGGCATCCCTCGCGACTGCGCAAACCAGTATCGACGACCTGCCGACGAATGCGGAGTTAGCCACGGCGCTTGGAACCGCCGATGACGCCATTCTGGTTCAGGTGGCCTTGGTCAAGGCTAAGACGGACAACCTACCCAGTGACCCGGCCGACCAATCGCTGATAGTCGCCGCCACGGATGCCCTAGCAACGCTCATTGGTGGCGTGCCTACCAACGCTGAACTAGCAACGGCCCTGGGAACTGCTGATGACGCCGTGTTGGCCCAAGTCGCACTGGTCAAGGCCAAGACGGACTTGATCCCCGCCTCGCCGGCCAGCACGACCAACATCACGGCCGCCAGCGGCGTGGTGCTAGCGCCCACCGGCGTCGACCTGATCTTGGTCGAGAGCGGCATCACCGCCGGCGCTGGCCTCACCAACGACACCGGGGCGCAGCTCACCGGGATCAACCTGCGCCAGGCGTTGTCGCTCAAGGCGGCTGGTCTCACCGGCGTCCTCGCCGGGGCCGGGACGACCAACGTCACCATCAAGCCGACCGGCAAGCCAGCCGGCAACACGCGCATCAACGCGACGGTGACTCTGACTGGGAACCGGACCGCGCTCACACTCAAGGTGCCAGACTGATGTTCTACCATGGGTTCTTCTCGGTCAACTACTTCCCCGACAACTACTTTCCCGGCGGCAGCGGCGGCTCGTCAGGCGACGTCGATTCCGCGTGCTTCACCGTCGCCCTGGAGCACGCGACGTTCACTTTGAAACTCCTGGACTGCTGCTAGGTACGATAAGTCAATATGTCAGCCCCGGGTTATTTCGTTATAGGCGACTCGCTGCCGTTCAGGGCGGAGGAGGCCGTCTCGGCCCGCACGGGCGACCCGCTACTCGCAGCGACGGCGACGTACTCCATGCTCGACGCGCAGTCGAGGGCCGAGGTCGCTGCCGGCGACATGGTCCTATACGACCAGATACTGATGAGCTTCGAGGCGGAGATACTGCCCGAGGACTTGGAGTTGTACGACGCGACGACTAACCCCAATGGCGTGGTGCCCAACAGAGAGTACCTGCTGAAAGCCACCGTCGACGACGGCGGGATCAAGACCAGTCGCGCGTTGCGACTGGTCGCCTTGCTCGACCCACCAGCCAACAGATGAGGGACACACAGATGTGGCTACTAGCACAGACGCCGGCACCAGCACCGGGCTTCGACCTCAGCTCGCTGTTGAGCAACCCGACTCTGCTCATCATCCTCGCGGTCGGATTCTTCCTGTTCAAGGACAAGATATTCCCGCCCAAGGTGCCACCGGTCTACCAGCCGCCGTTGCCGCTGCCGGTCCCATTGCCGACTGACCCTGCCACGCCTGCTCCGCCACAGCCGCGCCCGATCATCGACCTGGTCAACACCATCCTGCCGACGCTCCTGCCGATGCTCACCCCGCTCATCCAACAGCTCATCGAGAGTCTGGTCAAACGGCAGATGCAGGCCGAGCGCGACACCATGATGCGTGAGCTCGGTGCGACGGTAGCTATGATGCGGCAGGGAGACTCCGCCACGTCGTTGCCTCACGCGACCGGCCTGCCGCCACGCGCCGTATAGGTCTCGATCACGAACGAGTGTAAGGGACCACGCGTGCAGAACCTCACCATCACCCAGCGGCTGTTCATCCTGGCCGCTCTGTACTTCCTGCTCAGCGGCGGGTCGATCCCCGGCATCCCTGGGGGCGGCACGGTCAAGGCGGTCACATACGTCCATGACCGCGAGACGCCGGTGCCGAGTGGCGTTCGCGCGTTCCTCAATGAACTCAACCATCGCACGCCGCCGATCATGGCGACTGTTTACGAGGTGGAGACGACGACGCCCGCCCAGTACGTCGTCGCCCATGAAGCGGCCAAGTCCGTCGGCCTACCCGCGATCGTTTCGACCGACGGCAAGAAAGCGTTGAAGACAGTCAAAGCCCCGCAGACCAAAGAGGAAGCACAGCGATGCTTACCATAAATACGCTCTCTTGGCAGAACGTCGACGCCCCCGGCAAGGTGCTCCTCGTCCAGGTCAACGGCCGGCTGTACGCGCTGACCGACCGGCTCAACCAGCCCAACACGTCGCGGGTCGACGTGGTCGTCTACCAGGCGCGGGAGTTCATGGGCCTGCCGTGTGCGCCTCCGGGCGTGATCGACCAGGCGACGGGCCAGCGCGACAAGATCGCGATCGGCGAGGGCGACGGTCGCCGCGCGTCGGTCAGGGCCGCCATAGAGAAGTACCTGACTGACAACGGCGCGAAGCCGGTGTGCCAGTCGCACCTCGACCCACTCACGGACGCGGCCTTCGCCGCGATGCAGGCATGATCGACTCGCATGCACACGTGGACAAGCGGCTCGTCGACGCGCCGCTGCCGGCCCAGGTCGACGGCCACTCCGGCTACCCGGCCGACAAGGCGCGCGAGGACACGCCGGAGGCGCTGCGATTCGCGGCCGGCAACACCGTGCGCGAGTTTCCCAAGGCGTACTGGATCGAGCCCAAGGACTGGGCCGCCAAGGCCAAGGAGAACGACGAGAACCACACGTGGCCGATCAACTACATCGACCGCTTCACCAACCAGTCGCCGACGCACGAGTGCACGTGCCACTCCCTGCGCGCGAACATGGAGGCGGCCCGCAACCGGCAGCGCGGCATCTTCTACCCTGAGGGGCCGAAGAAAGCGTATCGCTACCCCGACTCGGCTCGCGGCTCGGTGTGGCTGTCGCCCATGTCCGTGTACGCGGAGGCCAACCCAGGCCAGTGGGGTGGTGCCGGCATCGTCCAGGTCCTCGAGATCGCGGTGCGCCGCGGGATGCTGCCCGAGAAAACGCAGCCGCGCGAGTACGGGTTCAAGCACGCGCTGGCCGGCACGACCGGCGAGGGCGGACTCAACCAGTCCACCGGCAAGTGGACGAAGGTGTCCGACTTCCCGGCCGGGTGGGAGGAGACGGGCGGCCTGTTCAAGCCGGAGGAGGTCGTGTTCGCCGAGACGCTGGAGCAGGCCGTGTGCCTCATCCTCCACGGTGTCGTGTACAGCGTGGGCCGCTCCGGCCACGCCGTCCCGTGGGCGCAGTTCAACGTGACGGACAGGGTCTTCCCCTACGTGGACTCCTACGACGTGGTGCGGTACGACTCGTGGAACACCGCGCGCTCCGCCTACCAGGGCGGATTCGGCGTGATGACGCTCAGGGCGCCGTCGGGGAACGCCACCTGGGAGAATCCGGCCGGGACAGCGATATGACCACGGTGAGATGGGCCTACCTCGCGGCGTGCCTCGCGTACTTCCTGTACGCCAACCGGCCCGTGCCCGCGCCGCAGCCCGGCCCGCCGCCGTCCGACGAGATACACCAGATACCTGACCCGCCGACTACAGCGGCCGAGCCTCTCACGCCAGAGCTCCAGGCTAGGGTCAAGTCAGTGGAGAAGACCGGCGGCCGCTACGACTACTGGACGAACGGCCGCGACACCTACAGGAAGTGGGTGCCGGACAGATGAGCCGCAAGACGATCAACGTGGCGGTCGAGCACGCGCTCGGGGCGGCGGAGGCGCTGAGGCGCCTCGGCAGCGGCGACGCGTCCCCGCACTTCACGCTGCGCAGGGTCGAGGCGAAGTTCGTCGTCGGCACGCCGGTCGGCGAGGTGAGCGGGCAGCTGACGGTGACCGACGTCGCCGTCAGGGTAGACACGAACGAGAACCCGCGCCTGGTCCAGCTGTTCGACTCCACGGTGGAGTCGCGGGTCCGGGACGCGATAGCGGAGAAACTCTCCAAGGAGTGAAGTCATGCGTAAGTTCATAGTTGGTTTGCTCGCAATCGCCTGCCTCTCGCTGGCCGTGCCACCAGTCGAGGCGCGCTGTGGCCTGCTGCGCGGGATCGCTAGTGGGGCTTGCAAGCTAGTCGGTCGAGAGCGCCGCCAGGCTCGTCGCGCCGAGGGCCGCGGTCTCGGTCGGTTCGCGGGCGGTGGCTACGGTGGCTGCGCCGACGGGTCGTGCGCGGCGCAGCAGTCGCCCCCGCCCGGCTATGAGCTCGTCCCCAAGTAATTCGACCCGCCCCTTGGGCGCGATCTCGCGGCGCCGCGATCGCAGAGAAGCTCGCGGCCCTCGCGCGCCACTGGCGTCAGTCCCCGGCCGAAGGGAATCGGCCGGGGTTTTCAGGAGAGAAGCCATCAAAAAGTTTCGAGGCCCTCTGCGTACTTCACGATCGAGCATACGAGGGACCATCGTTTCAACGACCTCGCGACGACGTGTCCTGTCATGCTTGGGACGAAGTTAAATGGAATGAGCTTGTCGAACTTGTCCACTATCGCGGCGGACGGATTTCATACGAGACGGAAAGTTCCTGCTGAGTCAAGCACATAGGTGAGGTGCCAAACCAATGACCCCAACCCAACCATTACTGCTCTGCACCGGCCGAGTCAGCAAGCCTGACGACAGTGGCGACGGCGGCGTCAGGGTCGTATCGCCACTCTGGAACGGTGAGATCGCATACACCGCTGGCGCGAACACGGCCCGCAGCGTGATCGACAGGGCCGAGGACGGACAGGAGATCGAGCTGTTCTATCGGTTCAAGCAAAAGCCGAGCACACAGAAGCGGGCCGGTAAGAAGCAGACGCACAAATGACGCTCCAAGAACAACTCGACTCCGCGTTCGCGGCTGTAGATGAAAGGATCGGCAGGGCCGAGGACGTTTACCGCAGCCGACGCGTTGATGCCGCGATGGATGTTCTCTCCAAACGCATCTCGGCGGTCGTGAATGCCTCCGAGTGCGTGAAGCCGGGCCACCTGGGTAGGCTGCTAGCGGAGTTGAACGGGGCCTCCGAACAAGTCGCGAGGGATAAGCGATGACGCTCGACGAACATGAAGACCTGGAGCTGGAAATCACCAGGTTGAAGTGGCAGGCGATTACGACGCTAGTCGCCAGCTTGACTCGTGGTGGGCTGCTACGCGGCGTCGGTCGCGTCATAGGCGTCGGCAGGCGCCAGGCTCGCCGCGCAGAGGGACGCGGGCTCGGCCGACTGGGCTGCTGCGCCGACGGCCAATGCGCGGCGCCACCCGCGGGTTATGAACTCGTCCCCAAGTAGGGATGGCCATCGCGGTTCATGGACAGGAGCGAATAGCCATGAGCGTTGAGCCAGAGGCCGCTACCGAGGCGACCGACGCCACAGCCGCCGCGAAAGCGGCGAAAGCTGCGGCGAATGTCTCGCTCCCAGCCGACACCACGGGGGAGCAAGATCGCAACACCGCCGGCCGCCGCGGCATAAACCTCATGTGGGAGTCGACGCAGGCGGTCATCGCGCTGGCCGTCATCTTCACCGGGATGGCGACGGCGTCCATCCTGGCGCTGCGGACCGACGCGAGCGACGCCAGCAAGTCGGTGGCCATCACGGCGTTCCTGCTCATAAGCAACACTGTGTTCCTCGTGATCGGGTTCTACTTCGGGCGGACCAACCACGAGCGCCAGGGCGGCGTGGTCAACGGTCAGGGGGGGTCGCGATGACGATGCTCACGCCGGCCTGGGCGCCACTCAGGTACCACCCGGACCAGGCCAGGCTGTGGAGGTCGACCGTGCGCTTCAAGGCCGTGGTCGCCGGCCGCGGCAGCGGCAAGACCGAGCTCAGTCGCCGCAAGGTGGTCCGGCACCTGCCGCTGGTCAAGCCGTGGGCGAGTCCGATGTACTTCTACGCGCTCCCGACGCGCGACCAGGCCAAGCGCGTGGCGTGGCCGGTGCTCAAAGCCCTGGTCCCGCCGTCGTGGCTGGCCCGCAACGGGATCAGCGAGAGCGAGCTCACCATCACGACCGTGTTCGGCAGCACGCTGCACCTCTTGGGCATGGACAAGCCGGCCCGCGCGGAGGGCGTCCAGTGGGACGGCGGGATAGTGGACGAGTGCTGCGACCAGCGCCCGGGCCTGTTCGACCTCACGCTGCGGCCGGCCCTGTCGCACAAGACAGGGTGGTGCGACCGCATCGGGGTGCCGAAGAGGGCCGGCCCCGGCGCGCAGGAGTTCAAGGCGTTCTTCGAGCGCGGGCTCAGCGGCTCCGACCCCGAGGTGGAATCGTACTCGTGGCCGTCGTCCGACATACTCACGGCGGCGGAGATAGAGTCGGCCAGGAGGCAGCTCGACGAGAAGGACTACAACGAGCAGTACTGCGCCTCGTGGGAGACTGTCGGCGGGGCCGTGTTCTACGCCTTCAGCGAGGTGCTCAACGTCGACTCGACGCTGGCCTACAGGAAGGACACCCCGCTGCTGGTCGGCTGCGACTTCAACGTGGACCCGATGGCGTGGGTGTTCTGCCAGGCGGCCGGTCGAGAGCTGCACGTCCTCGACGAGCTGTGGATGCGGAACACGAACACCGAGGCGGCGCTCGCGGAGGTCAAGCGCCGGTACGGCGACCACCCCGCCGGGCTGTTCTTCTTCGGGGACGCCACGGGGAAGGCGCGGAAGACGGCCGCGTCGACGAGCGACTACGTCCAGATCAGGAACTTCGTCGGGCTCGGGGCCGACAGGCGGGTGTTCTTCCCGGACGCCAACCCGGCGAGGCACGACCGGTTCGCCGCGTGCAACGCCATGTTCAAGAACGCGGCTGACGAGAGGAGGTGCCGGGTGCACCCGCGGTGCAGGAACCTCGTCAAGGACCTGCTCACCAGGGCCTACGAGCCTGGGACCAGCGAGCCGGACGACCACGGCGACGTGTCGCACGCCAGCGACGCTCTCGGGTACCTGGTCAACTGGCTGTACCCGCTGGCCGTCGCCGCGTCCGCGACCCCGCCGAACGTGCCGCTCCTGTGAGGGTACGATACTCTCGTGACCCTACCCGACAAGGACAGCCCCGCGTGGCCGATAGTCAGGGTGCTCGTCGTCGCGACGACGCTCCTGGCCATGCTGTCGCTCACCTACCACTCGGCCCTCGAGCTGAAGGACATGCGGACGCTGATCGCCGTCGGCGGGAGCCAGGTGTTGATAGAGTTGCTGAAGAGGATGCTAGTCTAACGAGGGGAGACCGACATGAAGTTCGTATCTTGGAACCGGGACAAGCTGACGCTGTGCGACGGCGACGACAGCAACGACCCGGAGCAGTGCACCGCGTACAAGGTCGACGTCAACCACGAGGTGCTTCGCGACGGCCTGCCGGCGCTATCGACAGACCTGCGGACGACCGACGACGTGACCGTGACGATGCGCGACCAGGGGGGCCACGAGGGCCTCGTCGCAAGGGTCGAGGCCACGTCCAACCCGGCGTAGGGCCGGACGGCGCAGATCAGATTACCCGGAGGGACAGCATGCGCGGCACCGCCCTGCTACTGACGCTGCTCGCGGCCGCGCAGTCGCCCGCCGTCGACGTGACCGTGACCCCGGCCAGCGTCGCGAGGGTCTCCGGGGCGGGGACCGGCGTCGACACGGTGATAACCAACGGCTTCGCCGGCGCGGCCATAGTCGCCGGGCAGTCAGTGTACCGCGACGCCAACGGCGTCTGGCTGCTCACCGACGCCAACCTCAGCGCCGCGGCTGGGGTGGCCAGGGGTATCGCGCTCAACTCCGCGCCGGCGGCCGGGCAGCCGGTGGCCGTCGCGACCGGGGGGACGATGAACCCCGGCTTCACCGCCACGGTGGGCAAGATATACGTCGCCAGCGCTACGGCCGGTGGCATAGCGCCGGTCGAGGACCTCGCATCCGGCTGGCGCACCGGCGTGCTGTGCGTCGGGCTCACCTCGACCAGCGTCGGGCTCGTCCTCTACTCCAGCGGAGTCGCTGTTCCCTAGCGATACGACCATGACCAAGCTCCCCGCGTTGCTGCCATCGCTGACCCCGGGCGGGAGGCCGCTCGCGCTCGCGTTCGACGAGTCCAAGCACCCACGCGGGGAGAGGGGGACGAAGAAGGGCGGCAAGTTCGTGAGCAAGGAGGGTGGCGACGAGGTCGAGTCAACGAGCTTAGGTACGGCCCGTGGACTCGGCGCTAACGCTGGGAATGCGAGACCCGGTACAGCTGCGTTCCATGCCAAGCACGCCAAAGCTGCCGCGTATTACGAGAGGTTGGCGGCAGACGTCCGCTCCGGCAAGACGAAGCCTAGCCTCAGTACCTTCCACAGGGTTGGCCCGGACGGCAAGACACAGATAGTGAAGCAGACGGTCGAGGACGTCGCGAAGGAGCACGACGGTGACGCGGGCTACCACAGGTCGATCGGTCACCCGAAACGCGCCGAGTATGAGAGCGCGTCGGCTGCGGCCAACCATGCGTCCGTGAGCGCGAAGACCAAGAAGGAGCATGACGCCGCGGCAGAGGCCCATTGGCGAGCGTCGAAGGCCGCCAAGGAGATAGGCGACGTGAGGGAGGTGGAGCGCCACCTCGAGCGGGGCGACGCCAGTTACCGCGCCGCCAGTGGCGAGAAGTCCAACGCCCTCCTCAGAGACGCCGACGAGCGGGCGGAGAAGCAGACGACTGTGAACCAGACCAAGGTCACGACTCGCGCACAGAACAAGGAGGCACTGCAGGCTCGCGCCTACGATAAGATGAACGAGCGACGCGCGAAGGAGAACTTGCCGGCGATCGAGAAGCCCAACGCCCTCCACCGCGACGCCGACGAGCGGGCGGACGGCAAGTTCGGCTACACGTCGGTCGAGGAGGGCAGGAAGCACCTCGACTCGCAGCACGACAATGGTGACATAGATACGAAGACCTATATGAAGCGGCTCGCCTATCTCGAGAAGCAGCGCAAGCTGAACAAGTGACCGCCACCTCCGTCATCACCGTCGACCAGGAGGGGCTGCAGGTCGGGTACGTCCGGCAGCTGGCCCCCCGGGACTCGCGCTCGGCCATGCCGGCCGGCGAGGATGGCTCGCGCACGCAGCCGCAGGTGCACCAGTCCCCGTCCCCGGCCGACGGCGACTTGCCGAAGCCGGCGCAGCTCGGCGACGCGTTCTACCACAAGGCCCGCGAGATACGCCGCGACCCGACCGTCCGCCTGGTGCGCGAGCTGTCGATGGCCCCGATCCTCACGGCTGAGTGGGAGTTCGAGACGCGGCCCGACGCCCCGCGGGGCGCGCAGGAGCTGGTCCAGGAGCTCATGACAGAGATGCGGCTTCCGCTCCTGCGGTCGTCCCTCTGCGGCCAGTGCGACTACGGCTGGCAGCCGTACGAGGTGGTGGCCGACCAGCGGTCGGACGGCGTGTCCGCCCCCAGGCTCAAGCCGCTCCTGCAGGACCTGACGGCCGTCCTGGTCAACGCCGCCGACGGGTCGTTCTTCGGCCTGCGCCAGGACCCCAGCGTCGGGTTCGGCGCGACGTGGGTCTACCTGCTGTCGCGTGACGATGAGTGCTTCGTCGTGAGCCAGGACGTCGAGGGGACCTGCTGGTACGGCGAGCCTACGCTCAAGTCGCTCGAGAGGACGTACGACGAGGCGGAGATAATCAACAAGTCCGCGCGCAAGTATGACTCCAAGATCGCCGGCACGCACTGGGTCATCTACTACCCGCTCGGCGTGTCGACAATGGGCGGCGAGTCGCTCGACAACGGCGAGGTCGCCCGGCGGCTCCTCCAGCGGGCCGAGGCGGTCGGCGGGATGGTGGTCCCGCGGTCGGTGGTCAACTCGCTCGACACGCTCAATGCGGCCATGGCCTCCAGCGAGGCGTCGCAGTGGAAGATCGAGCTGCTGACCGACAGCGGCAAGGGGCAGGCCCCGTTCACCGAGCGCTTGAAGTACCTGGACGTGCTCAAGGTCCGGGCCTTCGGGTTCCCGGAGCGGGCGATCCTCGAGGGCCAGTTCGGGACCAAGGCGGAGGCCGAGTCGCACGGCGACATAGCGGTGGCCAACCAGGAGGTCAAGCACGCGCTGCTCTGCGGCGCGTACAACCGCAAGGTGGTAGACCCGATCCTCCGGTGGAACTACGGGCCCGGGACCGAGGGCAGCGTCCGCATCAAGCCGGCCCCGCTGACCGACAAGAAGCGAGGGTTCTTCGAGCAGCTATACCTCGCGCTGATCGCCAACCCGCAGTCGTTCATGACGGAGATGAGCGCGCTGGACACCGCCCAGATGCGCGACCGCCTCGGCCTGCCGGAGCTCGAGTACGACCCGATGGCCGTCGACCCGATGCAGGGGATGGTCGACCCGGTGACCGGGATGCTGACGGGACCGCAGGAGCCGTCGCCGGCCGAGCCGCTCGGGTGGGGGATGGCGTTCGACGAGAGCCAGCATCCCCGCGACCCAGGTGGTGAGGGTGGTGGGCAGTTTGTCGAGAAAGGCGCGAGTTACAGCGGTGAGTGGGTGATGATAAAGGGGCTGCAAGTACCGACTTCTGGGTATGAGATAGGCGAGGGTGGCTTTCACAGGACGGAGTACGTTCACCCAAGCGCCGGATATAAGGTAGTAGTTAGGAAGGAAACGACATACAAGAAGAGCGGCGGACGGTTACGTGATCCAAGTGGCACCAGGAATACAGCACACGTCGAGATTCAGGGTCCTGATGTATCCAAGCAACGTGAGCATGCGGTCTCGTATGTGGTGCGTGGCGAGAGTTGGGAAGACAAGAAGAAGATGGAAGACAAGCTGGCAAAGTACCTTAAGAAGAACTTCGGCATAGACGAAAACACTCCGAGAAAAGCGTCAGCTCAACTATCTCTCCGCGGCGACCTCGACCGCGCGGCCGACGGCACTGACGTCGACCCGACCGACAAGCAGCGAGAGGCCGGGAACTACCGCAAGGGCAAGGTGCGCGTGCACGGGGTGACGGTCGCGATCGAGACACCCAAGGGCGAGCGGCGCAAGCCTGAGTGGCCAAGGCTGCCAGCCCACTACGGGTACATCCGCCGGACCGAGGGCAGCGACGGCGACCACGTCGACGTGTTCGTCGGCGGACGGCCGGGGTCCGGCCGCGTGTTCGTCGTGGACCAGGCGGACAAGTCCGGGGAGTTCGACGAGCACAAGGTGATGCTCGGCTTCAAGAGCGAGAAGCGGGCCGTCAGAGCCTACAGCGACGCGTACGGCGGTCGCGAGCCCGGGGCGGTGACCGAGCTGACGGTCAAGGAGTTCCGGCGGTGGCTCGAGCGCGGGGACACGACCAAGCCGCTGGCGATGGGGAGGGCGTGATGCCGTACAGCGCTAAGACCGACGTCGAGCTCGCCTTCGGGGCCACCAACGTCCGCAAGTGGGCGGACCTCGAGAACACCGGCCTGGAGGCCAACGTGCTCGCGCGCATCGAGTGGGCCATAGCGAACGCCGACGCAGAGCTCGACGCCAGGCTTGCCGGCTCGCGCTACCAGTTCCCGCTCGCCGACCCGCCGGCGGAGGGGTCGTATCCCGCCATCCTCGTGCGCATGTCCGCCTACAAGGCCGGGGTGCTGCTGTACGAGTCGCGCGGCGTGACAGACCGCGGCGAGCGCGGCGAGGCGCAGCACGCGTTGACCTGGCACCGCAAGCAGTTCGAGGAGTTCGTCCGGGACGTGTGGGCAAAGAGGGTCGACCTGCTCGGCGTGACGCTGAAGGACGGCGCGGTGGTTGACATAGACGAGGGGCCGACCAACGTGACGTTCGACGACCCGGCCGACGTGGCCTCGCCCGTCTGGGCCGAGTCGACGGCATTCACGACGGAGGGTCCTTCGTCATGACTGGAGGATAAAACTATGTTCCAAGACAGTGATCGCGAACTGCTGCAGCACGTCCACGAGTTGCTGCACCAGCCGAAGCAACCCAGCTCTGAGCCAGCCGTGCTAGCGTTAGCGCTGCGGCTAGGAGCGCTAGAAGGAAAGGTGAACGCTATGCACGAAGAGTTCAAGGCGGGGTTCGAGCGCCTCGAGAAGGCCACCACGGCCGTCGGCGAGCGGCTCGACGAACTGGCCAAGGAGCTGGAGGGCGGCGTCACGGCGGAGGAGGCCGTGCCGCTCATGGCCCAGCTCACCAGTCTCGGCGACAAGCTCGAGGCTATGGGGAAGAAGCCGGCTGACCCGGACCCAGTGCCCCTGCCGCCGCCGGTCTAGGCATACTGTCGTCCCTAATCTCGTGGGGGCGGCGGTTTCGGCCGCCGCCCCCTTTTTGCGTATATCATGTTGCTGCTGCCGCGACTGCTGCCGTCACACACGTCAGGCGGGCGACCGCTCGCGCTCGCGTTCGACCCGTCCGAGCCTGCGTACGTGCACGAGGAGAGCGGCGAGGTGACCAAGCGCGTCTACGCCAAGGCGCTCGAGGCCAAGAACCACGTGGTGCTGGACGGCACGGGCGACAACAGTCTGGAGTCGCTCAAGAAGAAGCTGGACCAGGCGAGGGCGACCGGCCCTGGGACACGACGGACGGCGGGCTGCCGGTTCACGTCATGTCGGCGACGGGCAAGGAGATGCGGGTGCACGACGGCGAGCGGTGGAGGAAGTTCCTGAAGAAGGGGGAGCCGTGACGCACGAGGACAGGACCAGGATACAGGTCGAGGTCATGACCGGGCAAGCCGCCGGAGAAGGGCGAGCCAGCCGAGGTGCGCGCCTACCGCCTGGAGATGATGGCAGAGCTGCGCGAGGCGAAGGAACGCGGCGACACCTTGGACATGCCAGACACGGAGTGGGATTGACATGATCGGCGAAGTCATCCACCAGGCCGTCTTGGCCGACGAGGACCTCGAGCGGGTGACCGTCGCCGGTCTGGGCGCGTCCCAGGCGTGCCTCGCCCGCGTCCGGTCGGGGTTCGCGCGCGTGCTCGCGTCCCGCGGGGCGTTCAGGTTCTCGGCGAGCGGCGAGTTGCTGAACCACCTGCTGCCGGTCATGACCCGGACGATGGCCGTCGCCCACCTCATGGGCGAGCGGCGCAGCGGGATCATGGAGGGCGTCGGCCTCGACCGCTTCAGCGAGGTCATGCGCGACGTCCGCGCGGCCGGCCTCGGCGAGGAGCTGACCAGGCTCCAGCGGGGGTACGCGCACCGGCTGTACGACTCGATGCGGCACCTCGGGGCGAGCGTAGACGCCACGACCCGCGCTACGATCGCGTCGCTGATAGCCCAGGGCGAGCCGCCCGGCCGCGGGGTGAAGATACTCATGGCCACGCTCGACAAGCTCGGCGTCGGTGGGCAGTCGCAGAGCAAGCTCGAGACGATATACCGGACGGAGACGAGCGTCGCGTACCACGCCGGCAGGTGGCAGGCCGACCAGCGCGACCCGACCGTCTGGGGCTACCGGTACGTGACGATGCGGGACGACCGCGTCCGGCCGGAGCACGCGGCCCTCGACGGGACGACACTTCCTCGCAACGCTTTGTTCTGGAAGAAATACTGGCCTCCGTGTGCGTGGAACTGCCGCTGTCAGGTCGTGACGCTACGCAAGAAGGCCAAGGAGCGGCTACCAGCGAAAATTGACGGGAAGGTGCCGCTTCCTGACCCAGGCTTCAGGAAGAACTTCGGCGAGACGGTCGGGCCTGTGGTCGAGTTCGCGTTCAACCCCGCCCAGCCGAGAGTCCAGAAGGGCACAGTTGGTGGTGGACGGTGGGTCAAGGAGGAATCGCTCGCGTCGTCCGTATTTGAGAAAGACAGGGAGTCTAAGAAGTGGTTCGTGAGGGTCAGCCAGGCGGAGCGCGACGCCTTGCGTGAGTGGTTCAGCGGGAACTGGAAGCGACTCCGCGAGACGGATACGGCCGGGAAGAAGAGCAAAACGCTGATCAATCTCGTCTCGGCCTGTGCCTCTGCGCCACAGTACTCAGGCCTCGCCTACCGCGGGCTAAGGCTGACTGGACCCGAGGTAGAGAAACTTATCGCCGCTAAGTCCCTGGAGATAGCGGGTGTCTCGTCGTTTACCACGAGCGAGAAGGCCGGCGCGAAGTTCGCCAAGTTCATGCCTAGGAAGGGTGAGGTGCCAGTACTGCTCAAAGCTATGGTGAAGGACGGTCGCGACATTTCCGCAGCCACATATCGCAATGAGAGCGAGATAATAGTGCGCAGGGAGAAGTTCAAAGTCAAGGCGATCAAGGAAGTTATGTTCGGAAAGTTGAAGGGATATGAGATCGACCTTAGCTAGACGACTGACGCAGCGCGGACTGTCCGGCATAGCCATTGACCCGGCCGTGGTCAGCGGCGACGATAAATGGGCCATCGCCCTCGAGTTCAACCCCACCCAGTCGCGCGTCGACGCCGGCCGCGCCGGCGGCGGGCAGTGGACCAAGGACACGTCCAGCCTCGAGTTCGTCGAGGAGCTCGGCGGCACGACGGGCGCCAAGCTGTACCGCGACCCGAAGACCGGCGAGAAGTACGTCCTGAAGACGGGCAAGAGCGAGGAGCACGCCATGAGCGAGCTCCAGGCCAACAAGCTGTACGAGGCGCTCGGCGTGCCGGTGCCGAAGAGTCGGATGGTCCTGCACGGCGGCAAGAAGGCCCTGCTCAACCGCTGGATCGACGGGAAGCCGTGGGCCAAGTTGACGCAGGCCGAGCAGGAGGCCATGAGGGGCCAGGTACGAGCTAACTTCGCGGCCGACGCGCTGCTCGGGAACTGGGACGTCACAGGACAGGACATGGACAACCTCCTGTTCAAGGACGGCGTGGCTTACCGGATAGACAACGGCGGTGCGCTGGCGTTCCGGGCGCAGGGAGGGCCGAAGGGCGCGAAGTGGGACTCGGCCGTCAACGAGCTGTCCAGCATGAGAAAGCTTCAGCCAGCAGCGCAGGCGTTCGGAGACCTCACAGACGTGAAAGTCAAGATGCAGGTCCTCGGGCTCAACAACAAGTTGGCTGGCCTCTCTTCGTTGCCGCTCGGGACTGACAAAGTGCTGCACGCCAGGATCAACGCGCTGAAGGACTTCGAGAATGGTGAGAAGGCGTGGCCGTGGGATAAACCGTTCACTACGACAGCTGCAGCTGTAGTCACGGTTTCGGAGCCATCGAAGCAAGTCAGCAGCGGTGGCTTGACGCACGCGTCCTTCAAGTCGCAGGTCGCCGAGCTAAAGTCCAAACTCGGCCCGGGTTGGACTGAGACCAACCTGCACCAGGCCGCCATCCTCAACCAGCCGGGTGAGTCGAAGGTTCACGTGTCGTGGTACTGGAGCGACGAGCACAAGGAGCAGGTGAAGGCGCTCTACCCCGGGAAGCCGGTCAAGGTGGTAGAGCCGAGCAAGGTCATCAAGGCCAAGTACGGAATGACGACGAAGGAGGTGGCGCAGAAGCTGAAGGACCCGTCGTTCGGGCTGGTCAAGCCGGGGGACGGGCCGAAGGTGCCCAAGCCGGCCTTCGGGCACCAGACGCCGCCAAAGAAGACGTACGACCCGCCGACCGGCAAGGTCGACGCCCACGGCTTCCACGTGGTCGCTGACGGCGGGACGATACCGCACGAGTCGGAGGAGGGCAACTGGGCGAAGATAAGCGACGACGCGCAGATGCTGCACAGCAAGCTGACGCCGTCCGAGCTGGACTCGGTTCACGCGTGGAAAGGCTCGCCGTCAGACATACGCGCCTCGCAGCTGCACGGGCAGGTAGACCTCGCGGACGAGGGGCACGGCGGGCTGAAGATGAAGTACGGGTACATCCTGAAAGACCCTGCGCTCAAGGCTCACCACGCTGATAAGATGATGGCGTTCGAGTCCGCTTGCGCCAAGGCGCCGAGGTACGACGGCGTGCTGTTCCGCGGCGTGGCGCACGTGCAGCCCGGGTCAGCCTACCACGCGGCGCTCACGACGCCCGGGACCGAGGTAGAGCTGCTCGCGTCGGCCGGCGGGTCGAGGTCACCGGCCATCTCGCAGTCCGGGTTCTCCGGCGGGCATACGATGCTCCGGGTGCGGACGTCTGACGCCAGGGCCATCGAGAAGGTCGGCTCGCACACGGTCGAGCGGGAGGCCATCCTGGTCAAGGGGTCGACGTTCCGCGTGCTCCGCTGGGCCAAGGACGTGCTTGTAGCAGGCCACGGCAAGATAAAGTCACTGATCGACCTCGAGGAGATAGCGTCGACGCCGACCGCCAAGAAGATGGTGCTCAGCCAGCAGTGGGAGAGCTGGCGCGGGCTAGAACTGTCGCGAGATGATCGCGACGGTCGCTTCGTCGAGGACGACCCGGGCCGCTTCATGGCGGTGAGGCTGCCGCTCGACTCGCTATTCGGGCTCGACGGCGGGACGGAGTAAGTCACCAGAACACACTTCGTGTACCGGGGTACGATAGTCGCGTGCGGGGAGGCGCGGGGAGATGGCGAAGAAGAAGTTGAAGAAGTTACCGGCGATGATACTCTCGCTCTCTGCGGGCGACAGCGACTCGGCCCCGACCTTCGACCCGCTCACGTTCTGGAAGGAGGCGGCCCACGCCGGGACCTTCCACAAGGGCTACCAGCGCATAGAGATAACGCCGCGACACCTCTCCCACTGGGAGCGGTCGTATCGCGAGATGCGGCAGCTAGGGCTCAGCGTCCCGGTGCCGGTCGAGCACACGCGGGACCCGGAGCGCCGTCGCGGCGAGGTGGTAGACATGGCCCTGAGGACGAACAGCCGCGGGCTGCCGGCGCTGTACGCGAAGGTCAAGTTCCGCGACGCGGAGGCCGCCAAGCTCAGCGGGTCGGGCGTCAGCGTCTACGTCCCGCGCGAGGTGCAGACCGGTGCTGGCCGCACGTTCAAGTCTCCGGTCGAGCATCTCGCCATCACCGACTACCCGGTCATCCCGGACCTCGAGCCGTTCAGCCAGGCCCTCAGTCTGAGCTTCGCGGACGAGGACGTCTCGCTGGAGTTCCCACCGTCCAAGGACGAGGGGAGCGGCAAGCCGCCGACCACCGGCCAGCCGCCCCAGCAGGGCGGCCAGCCCGAGGTGACGCTCCAGTCCATCGCCCAGGCCCTGGGGATACCTCCCGGGACGACCGACGAGAAGCAGCTACTCGCCGCGATCATGCAGGCCGTCACGGCAATGCGCGCCCAGCAGAGACCGATGACGCCGCAACAGCCGCAGATGATGCCGCAGCGACCGCCGATGCCGCCGGCCTACGGCGCGCGGCCACCGATGGCGATGGCGCTGGCGCAGATACCACAGGAGGCCCTCATGGCCATGTCGAAGAAGCAGTTCAAGAAGCTGTCCAAGGAGTTGTCCCGGGTGCCAACCAGGGACGACAGCGGGCGCGACCTGACCGACGACACTGACCTCGACGACGCCGGTCTCGGCGGTCTCGGCGACCGCCCGGTCGCGCTCAGCGGCACGGTGCTCGGCGCGGTCAAGACCGGGCGGAAGACCGTCGTCGACGGGCTCTTCGCGCGCGGGCTGGTGACGGCGCACGCCCGCAAGCAGCTCGAGGCGGACTACGTCGACGGGCAGGGGGTCGCGTTCAGCCACCAGTACGACGACGGCTTCGACCGAGTGGTCAAGCTGCTCGAGGGCAACGGTCGCGTGCTGAACGCCGGCAAGACCGGCCCGCAGGGCGGGGTAGCCCTCAGCAAGGGCGGGCCAGAGGAGTCGAACCCGCTGCTGGCGGACGCCGAGAGGCGCGCGGCCGGCGAGAGCAACCTGTAACTGACACCATCAACACATAACAACACCACATAACGAAGAGGGCCCGAGATGGCACGCTCCACGACCAAGACCTCCGGGAAAGTCCTCGGCGACCTGATCCGCGCCGCGTACCACCAGGGCTACTGCTACGTCAGCGGCAAGCTGGTGAACCCGTCCGCGACGGCCCTGGCCGGCGTCAGCGTGCTCGGCCAGCCGGTCAAGGCGAGCGGCGCGAACTACGTGCTCGTGCTGGCGACGGACGAGGCCAACGCCATCGGCATCGTCGCGCACGACAAGCCGATCAACCTCGCGCTGTCCGGCACGAGCGACGACCTGTACCTGATCCTCCGGCGCGGCCCCGCGCTGATCGACTACGACGCGCTGCCGCTCAAGGACACCGCGGCCGGCGGCGGCGACGCCGGCACGGCCTTCACGATCGCGACCCTGGTCACCGCCCTGGCGGCGCTCAGCCCGCCGATCATCGCGCTGCGCGAGCTGACCCCGACGAAGACCCAGACGTCCTAGGCCCCTCCGGCCGGGCTCACAACCAACTGAAGGAAAATCCGAGATGCTCGACGTCTTCAAGACCGACGCCTACGGGCTGGTCTCCCTGACCAAGGCCCTGGACAAGCTGCCGTACGCCCCGAGCCTGCTCGGCGAGATGGGGCTCTTCACCGAGAAGGGCATCACCACCACGACGGTGGTCATCGAGGAGCGGCACGGCAAGCTGTCCCTCGTCCAGTCCGCGGCGAGGGGCTCCATGCCGCGCGTGCAGTCGACCAGGCCTAGGAAGACCAGGGCGTTCCCGGTGAACTACCTGCCGGAGAACGATACGGTCATGGCCGACGAGGTCCAGGGCGTGCGGAAGTTCGGCAGCGAGGACGAGACCGAGGGCGTCGCCACGGTCGTCAACGACAAGCTCACCCGCCTCAAGCAGAACATGGACGCCACGCACGAGTGGCACCGCGTCGGCGCGGTCATGGGCGTCACCTACGACGCGGACGGCACCACGCAGCTCTTCGACTGGTACGACGAGTTCGGCCTGACGCAGGTCAACGTCGACTTCGACTTCTCGGCCGGCACCCTCAACGTGCTCAACATGGCCTCGAGCGTCCAGCGCATAATCGAGGACGCGCTCGGGGCCGGGACGTACAAGGGGATCGTGGCCATCTGCGGCAACGCGTTCTTCGAGAGCCTCATCGCCCACGCGTCGGTCAAGGAGGCGTTCAAGGTCTGGCAGACCGGCAACGGCAACAAGTCGGAGGTGTTCTCTATGATGGACACCGCCACGAAGCGCAAGGGCTTCGAGTTCGGAGGCGTCACCTGGGTGAACTACCGCGGCTACATCGGCACGACGCCGTTCATCCCGACCGACGAGTGCCGCTTCGTCCCGGTTGGCGTGCCGGACCTGTTCATGACCAACTACGCCCCGGCGCCGTTCATCGAGACGGTCAACACCGTCGGCAAGAAGTGGTACGCCAAGCAGCGGGTGATGGACTTCGACGTCGGAGTCGAGATGCACGTCTGCTCCTGCCCGCTGAGCCTGTGCACGCGGCCGGGCGTCATCGTCAAGGGCACCAAGACCGGCGCGGTGGCCGGCCTGTACGTCATGCCGGCCGGCCCGCTGGCCTAGGCCAGACCGGAGCCACAGTTGCCGAAGTTCCTGACGACCACCGTCAACGTCAACCTCAGCGGGTTGCGCAAGTTTCGCGACACGCTGGAGGGGGACCTCCGGCTGTCGTCCAACGGGCCCATCAGGAAGGCCCTCCAGGACTGGGGCGTAATCTACGGCAGGTTCCTCATCCGGCGGTACTTCGTCTTCTCCATGGGCGGCGGGAACTGGCCGAAGCTCAAGCCGGCCACCCTGGAGCGCAAGAAGAAGGCTGGCCTCCTGCCGTGGATACTGCGGGCCACCGACCAGATGTTCCAGTCGTTCGCGCCCGAGTTCGCCGCCAAGCCCGGCGGGCTCACGACCCAGGTGCCGTTCGGGGTCCGCGTCGGCTTCGGCGGCGGGATGCGCTGGCCGCACTCCACGGCCGACATGCCGATCGCAGAGCTCGCCGCGATCCACCAGAAGAGGCGCAAGATCATCGTCCCGCCGGACACGGCCACGCGCAAGCTGATGCGCGACCGGATGGACCTCGCCGTCAGGGAGGCCCTAAAGGGATGAACCCGTTCACGATGGTCTTCAGCGAGCTGTGGCAGATGCTCCTCGAGCACCCGCAGTTCGTCCGCGACGTCAGGGAGGGCAACCGCATCCGGTTCGACAAGACCGGCAACCGCGACCCGCTGAAGGACCACGTCCAGGCGGCCGACGTCCCGGAGGTATGCCTCGTCGCGAGCACCGGCTCGGCCAACCTGATGGGCACCAGCTCGTCGTCGTCGTGCGTCCGGCAGTACTCGTTCCTGGTCTCGACCGGCGACTACCGGTACACCGAGTACCTCGGGGTCGTCGAGTGGTACATCTTCTGCGCGCTGACCGGCTGGAAGGGCAGGCTGGCGGCGCTGAAGTGGAAGGACCAGAACTTCGTCAAGCGGCTGAACGTCGTGAGCACGATGGCAGGCATGAGCGACCCCGAGCGCAACCGGAACATAGCCGGCTGGAGCGCGGTGTGGACGATCGAGGTCGAGATGCACTTCAACACCAGCGGGCTGCAGGGCGAGCTTCGCTGCGCTGGCGACACGGAGAACTAGCATGACCATTCACGGTGGGAAATTCGCCCGGATAGACGACATCAGCACGGCCCGCCTCTGGTCCGTGATGGAGCAGGCGGCCCAGCCGAAGGCGGTGGCGAGCAACACCGCGCTCGGTACTGCGCGGAAGCGCGGCGTGCACTCGTGGAGCGGGTCCTACCAGGCTTATGGCGCGACCCCGGCCAAGATGCCCGGGTCTGTCTTCAACTTCGAGGGGTACGGCTCGCCGGTCAACGACGTGTCTGGTGCCGGCCTGCGCTACCTCGGCAGCGCCATGGTGAGTCAGGTCGTGATCAACTGGGACTGGCGCACCGGCGCTATCATCGGCCACACGGTGACGTTCGCCGGCCACCTCGAGCTCACCAAGGTGAGCGGCGCGGACCCTGGCGACGCGACGGACCCCGACTTGCCGGAGACTACCGGTACCAAGATACAGTGGGCTGACAGCAGTCTCGTGACGCCGGTGTACGCCGACCTGCCGAACGTCACCAACGCGTCGCTGACGATCAAGGCGGCTGTCGAGGCCTACGTCAACAGCAGCACGTACGTGAACGGCAGGGCGTGGACCGGCCAGATAAGCGGGCCGGTCGACTGGTCGGTGGCCATCGGCCAGCAGGACGAGGAGCGGTTGACAGGCGTCTTCGACATCGACAGCATCATCGAGCTCAAGCTGTTCACGACGTCCGCGTTGTTCTGGCAGCTCAAGTACGGCATAGTCAGGGACTTCACCGGCATCACGGCCAACAGGGAGACCGGCGCGATAATGGGCCGCACGATCAACGTAGACATGAACTGCTTCTACG